CGGACGTAGGACAGCGCACGGGCAAGGACCTCAACAGCTTAGAGTCGGAGCTTCTCAGCAACTCTGCGACATTCAAGGAATTAGGCCTTGACATCAGACAGAGCGCGGAGCTCCTCGGACAGTTCGAGGCTAACGGTATAGACACGTCGACAGCTCTTGCAGGCTTGAAAAAGGCACAGCAGGAGGCTACAGCCGAGGGTAAGACGATGACCGACGCTCTCGGTGACACTATGGAGCGTATCAAGGGAGCCAAGGACGAGACAGAAGCGCTACAGATAGCAACTGATCTATTCGGCAAGAAGGGCGCGGCACCTATGACGCAGGCTATCAGAGAACAGCGTTTCAGTCTCGACGATCTTACCGCAGGCTATACAGATATGCGCAATGTAGTCAATGATACCTATGAGGCTACTCAGGACGCACCTGATAAAGCTAAGGTTGCTCTAAACAATCTCAAGCTTGAGCTCGCGCAGCTCGGAGAAGCTGTACTCCCGAAGGTAGAAAAGTTTGTAAGTAAGGGCGTCGACGATCTCCCGAAGATTATCAAGTTCGTTGAGGAGATGCTCCCACTTATCAAGGGCGTAGGCGCAGCATATGCTACTTGGAAGATAGCAAGTACCGCCGTCAAGGGCGCAGAAGCTGTCAAGGGACTTGCTACAGCGATGAATACCGCCGAGGGAGCTACTAAGCTCCTGAACACAACAATGCTTGCAAATCCCGCCGTAGCAGTAACAGCAGCAATTGTCGGTCTTACCGTCGCAATCGGCGCTCTTGTAGTCGCTCAGAAAGAGGAGACGGATATATCCGCCGAGGTCGCTGAGCAGTTCCGAGCGGAGCAGGAAGCCGCAGATGCTGCCCGCGAAGAGATCAAGAAAATGAAGGACGACTTCAACGATCGTGCCCGCGATATCGAGAACGAGTCTAAGCGCACCGAAGACCTCTGGAAAGAACTGGACAGCCTCGCAGACGCTTCAGGAAAAGTCAAGGAAGCCGACAAGAAGCGAGCTGAGTATATCCTCGGCGAGCTCAATAGTGCTCTCGGCACCGAGTACACCATGACCGGCAATCAGATTGAGAACTACAAGACGCTTGCGTCAGAGATTGACAAAGTGATCGAGAAGAAAAAGGCGCAGGCCCTTGTCGATCAGTACATGGCGATGAACTCGGCAATGATGCGGCAGAACGCAGAAGCTCAGGCGAGATATGAAAAGTTCGATGCTCAGTTAGTTACTGCGAGAGTTGATATGGACACAGCAGAACAGCAGTTCCGAGCTCTTGCAGGCGATGATATCACCGCTGAAGAGTATCTAAGTCAGTATAAAGACTCCCGCGCCTTCGGCAAGAGCAACAGTGAAATGTGGGGCACGGATGAAGCTGCTGCCGCAGCGAAAGCTTATCTTGACGCAAAGCAAGCCGTTATGGAAAATAGCCAATATAGACAGGAAGCTTTGCAGGCGTTTAACAGCACCATCGACTATATGCACCGCCTTGACGATGCAGAAAAAGCTTTTGCCGAGGAGAGATACGACGATGTAAAGGATATCCTCTACACAGAGAAAAACGCAAACAAAGAAATCCTCGAAGATACGAAGAGCAGCCTTGATGAAAGGAAAGAGGCGTACAAGGCAAGTCTTGAAAAGATATATTCGGATATAGAGCTCTACTCCAAGAACTGGCGGCAGAAGGAAGCTAACGCCATCATGCAGGAGATGGGCGAGGTCGTAAACTTCGCAAGGCTCGCGGGCCTTGATGCAAACGAAGCCTTCGATGAGACTTTTCGCGAGAACGTGCAGAAAATGCTCGATGACGGCTTTGACATAACCGAGCTTGCCAAGTGGGCGAAGGAGGCAGGTCTCGACGTCGGAGACGTATTCCAGGAGGACTACACTAAGATAGTACAGGATCAGCTCGACAAAGGGTATAACATATCGGAACTCCTTCTCGGGGGAATAGCAAGTGGTGAAGACGTCGGCGGGCTGTTTACAGACGAGTTCACAAAGAAGTATAAGGCTCAGCTTGATAGTGGCTTCGATATTCAGGCTCTGCTTCAGTGGGCAATTGAAAAAGGCTACGAACTCGGAGACGTCTTCGGTTATAACTTCAAGAGCAGATATCAGGAATATCTCGAAGATTTGTACTGGGCGTCTGATCCTATCAATAAGCATTCCATCAACTCTCCGGGAGATGTTGAGGTTGCGATGAGGGAGAAGTGGTTTACGAACAACGCAACCGGAACCTTTATGAACATTGGTCAGCAAGGCATCGTCGCCGAAGCAGGCCCCGAACTCTTGCAGGTCATGAACGGCGGTGTCAAGGTTACACCACTGAACAAAACGGCGACAAATACCCCTGTTGGAGCAGGCGGAGATACAATTATCAATCACTATAATAACTATGTCAGTGCAACTGTAAGCAATGACTACGACGTAGACAGGCTCGCTCAGAGACTGGCTACAGCTGAAAAGCGAGAAAATATAGGAAAGGGGCGCTGATATGAGCTCATTCACATTTAATGGAGTATCAAGCAATACTCTCGGAATTATCATCACAAAGCCGATAGTCCGCCCGACATGGCTGCCTGAGACCGAGTTCACTCCTATTCCTGGACGTCCTCGACAGATACCATACACAAAAGACTGGTATCCGAATATCAGCTTTACTATACAAGCTTGTATGAGTGACGCTTCTCCTGCAAAAGTTAAAGAAGTATATGATACACTGCGCGGATATGGCACTCTTGTTATATCAACGTCACCTGAAGAGCAGTTAAATGTCTATGTTGAAGAACTTGATCCTGACTGTAAAGCTATTATGATGGCAGAATTCCCTATCACCTTCCGAGCCGAGCCGTTTGCGTATGCAACAGCTCCAAAGTCGCAGAGTATCATGGGAGATACAGTCGAGGTTAATAATACAGGAACTGCCTTTGTAGATCCTCTTATCACGATAATAGCATCGCAGGCTACGACAACAGTCACCTGCAACGGCGTAGACATGATAGTAACAACACCGACGGAGATAGTCAGTGCAGGCTATCCAAGCACGTATAGTATATCACTTGACTGCGAGGGAGAGCTTGCGTACTACACAAAGCCGAACGGCGATAAGGTCGCCTGCACTCAGAATACAAAAGGACCTTTTGCACGACTCCACACTGGCAAAAATTACTTTACAGTTCAGAATGTGCAGGCAGCATCTCTCACAATGACTGAGAGGTGGTATTGATGGCAGAACCAACAATAGTCAACTCATGGGCTGAGATGGTAACAGCAATATCAAATGGAGCAACTAATATCAAATATTCTGATACAGGTACAAAGCATATTGACCTTGTAGATATAACAAACAGAATAGACGGCAGAAGCAAGCTTTATATTGATTTTAACGGCTGGACAATAGACATCCTAAAAGTAGTTAATTTTACTGATACATACGGCTCATCAAGTAACTATACATTATTTAATCAGCAATCGGTAGTATCTAATCTTACAGTCAATCACATTTATGTATATAGTACAGCACCAGTTTATATATTTTTGTTTTATCAAGTATATAGTAGTTATTTCAACGATATCTGGTTTCAGTCGCGCAGAAATATGTATACCGACTTTAACGTATATGGCGGATTTAAATTGTTTTATCAGTGTTTTGACTGTAAGCTATCATTACGCGGCACAAACTATACACCGCGAATCCCATTATACATCACGCAAAATGCTGCTCCGTGGTATAACTGCGAGTTGAAAACAAATTATAAATGGAATTTAAGTGTACCGCCCTCAAGTGCTGCTTGTCTATTTGGATATGGTATGCCAGCTGCGTCAATAGGTGGAAATTACAGTATAGCTAATTTAGTTAATTGTTATTTGTACGGCACAATTGAATTAGGTGGAAACGGAACATGGCAAGGTACAAAATATTATAACAAATATGGAGTAGGTTATATCCGAGCAACTAAAAGTATAATCAATATTCAGTTTGTCTTTGGAGAGAGCACTGTGCTGGCAAATCTCGGCTTATTTGCACCACATCCAGACATCTCAGAGGTAAGCGACTGGGACGATATACCAGATAAATCATTAATTGTAACTAACAATACAAACAATACAAGCAAGCTTGAAGCAGCACTTAATATAATAAATCCAATAACTATTGACAATGTGATAGCTAATTTTGTTAACACCACATTAATAAATTTAAAAAGTGCAGACTGGCTCAGCGATATAGCATTTGACTATATAGACGATGACGATTATAGATATGCGCAGTATCATGGAATCACTTCTCCGATTCAAGGGTGGACATGGCGAAAGTCTGAATATATCAATCAGCAAGTGCCTTTTTTACCATTTTATAATTACCCTGTGTATGTGCCCCCTGTTATCTATCCCATAGAGAGAGCGGACAGAATAAGCGTATATGATATATATGAGCCTCAGACTGGCTTCGATCATAACGGCGTAGCTGTGCTCTATCCTTCGGAGGTAATATCATACAAAGAGGATATGGGACGCTGGGATATCAATCTCACGCATCCTATAGACCAGTATGGAAAATGGACGTATATTATTGGTCAGAATTGCATCAAGGTAAATGGTCAGATATTCCGAATTGACGAGACAGAGATATACTGTGACGCAAATCAACAGTACATCAAAGCTCATGCAAATCATATCACATATGACCTTAACGATGCATTTATCGGTGATGCTACATTCGAGGTAACTACGGGCAATTCGTTTGAATATGAGATAATACAGGCGAGCAAAACGCTGATACCTACTCAAGAGCCAACGCCGTATGAGTATACATTTGAGCTCACGTCTGACATCACAGGGCAACTCGTCGGAGACTTT